TTCCCGGAGACCATGAGGATAAAGCAGATATATACCAAATACCATACAAAAATATGGTAAAATACATGTTCCAGATGCCATCAGATGCAGATTTTGAAATGCTCTATGGTAATCTCAAGGCTCAGGAAACAATTAAGTTCTGGAGCACCTCATTTTTGAGGGGAACAACACTTGATAATTGTATTGTCATAGTCGATGAGTTTCAAAACTTGAATTTTCACGAATTAGATAGTATAATAACAAGAGTTGGTGAAAATAGTAAAATCTGTTTCTGTGGTGACGCATCTCAGACAGATTTACAAAAGACCAATGAAAAAAACGGAATCGTAGATTTCCTTAAGATAGTTCGCACAATGCCATCATTTGATATTATCGAATTTGGTATTAATGACATAGTTCGATCAGGACTTGTTAAAGAATATCTTGTCGCAAAAATGCAGTTGGGTATGTAATGTTTAATCATGTAGAATTAGATCTTCCAAAACTTTCGAGAGAAACGATTGACGGAGTTCGTTATTATTCTGTGCCTGATGAAGATGAATTACTAAAATTAGTATCAATCACATCAGTTACGAGTCATTTCAATCGAGAGATTTTTATTAACTGGCGAAAAAGAGTCGGTAATGAAAAGGCAGATCGTATTACAAAAGCTGCAACTACTCGCGGTACAGACTATCATACACTTACAGAACATTTTCTGAAGAATGATAATTTACCAGAGACAAAACCTATCTCTGATTTTCTATTTAAGATTTCTAAATCTAAACTGAAGAACATTGATAATATACACTCACTTGAAGGTTCACTCTATAGCAAACAACTTGGTATAGCAGGAACAGTTGACTGTATCGCAGAGTATAACGGAGAGTTATCTATAATTGATTTTAAAACATCAGCAAAACCAAAACCCAGAGAGTGGATCGAACATTATTTCGTTCAAGCAATGGCATATGGTTGTATGCTCTACGAACTGACGGGTATATCTGTTAAAAAGTTAGTAATTATTATGTCATGTGAAAACGGAGAATGTGTTGTCTATGAAGAATACGACAAAGGAAAATACATCAAACTACTCGGAGAATATATTAGTAAGTTTGTTCAAGATAAACTGGAGCTCTATGGAACCCAATAAAGAACTTGAGAAGGCCATTGAGAAGAAGTTTCTGACACCTCAGAAGTTTGCTATCGAAATTGAAAAGATAGTTGCAGAAGAACAATTCAATTATATTGATGCGATCTGCCACTATTGCGAAAGTAACAATCTTGAGATAGAATCAGTAACGAAACTCATTTCCAAATCACTCAAGGAAAGACTAAAGTGGGATGCAACTCGTCTTAACTTTATGAAAAAAACAACTCGTGCTAGACTACCTTTATAATGCCTACCAAAACAGAATTGATTCATCATCGTCTACAAGCAATGCTTCGAGAACACACATTCAGTGATCTTGAATATCTTGGAGAACGTGAAAGTTATAAATCAGGAGAATTTCAACACTGGTATCGTATTGGTGATAATGAAGTACCTGTTGATGCAATTGAACAATTAGACAGTGTAGATGATGAAAGTGACACCCTTTGAAACATATCAAACCTATCTTTCCATCAAGAATCATTTTTCCAGCCCAAGGTATGATTACTTTAAGTATGGAGGAAGATCAAGAGCAAAGATAACTGCTTTCAATAAAAGAAAAGATAAGTATTGGTTTGAAAAGACATCAAGAAAATATCCTGATAAACAGATCGTTGATTTTCTAGTGTCAAACTTTGTGACCGCAAACAATCCATCAAGCTTGTGGATAGGTGAGATTATCAACTCTGGTGAAAGAACTTACTCTGAGTGGTCACGCAAACAGCAAAGTTTGAGTTACATATTTAAAGAACAAATTACACAACTGTTTGAAGAATATGAACTGGATGAACTTTTTGATTGCTCAAATGGCCATCCACCTGTATTGAAAGAATACTTAGGAGATCATATTGATCTTGAAACCCTTGTTATTCTTGAGAAAGTTTTCTCTTTTCGTAGTCAATTTGACAAAAAACTTGATGATCCTGTGTGGGAAACCGTCAGTATGAAGATAAGGAAATACGACCCTTTCATAAATATAAGTGTGTTACAATATAAAAAACTTTTAAGAGATGTAGTCAATGGGTAAATTTTTTGAGTCAGATATGGTTCGGGATGAGTTGGTTGAAATCAATCAACTTCAACAAGAAATCTATTCGTCTACAATGAGTTTTCCTACAATGTCTCGTAAAGATAAATTGGAACACATTGACAAATTGACAGAATTACTTGAGAAACAAAAGATCATGTATGCAAGGTTATCTTTATCAGATGACCCTGAGGCTAAAGAACTCTTAAGCACGTTGAAGTCATCCGTAGCATTGATGGGATTTCCACCAAATATGGATATGAACTCGTTTTTTGATAATGTGTATAAGACAGTTCAAACATTAAGACTGTCTATTGACAAGTAATTTAACTCTGTTATAATATCTAAGTAAATCTACCAAAATCTAAAATTATCCGAGGTAATCCAAATGTCTTTTGCTAATTTAAAAAAGCAATCAAAATTAGGTTCTTTAACCGCTAAGTTGGTTAAGGAAGTGGAGAAGATGAACAGTAACGGTGCATCAGGTGATGACCGTCTCTGGAAATTAGATGTAGATAAGAGTGGTAACGGTTATGCTGTTATACGCTTTTTACCTGCACCTGAGAATGAAGATCTTCCATTCGTTAAACTTTATTCACATGCGTTTCAAGGGCCCGGTGGATGGTATATCGAAAACAGTTTGACCACATTAGGTCAGAAAGATCCAGTATCAGAGTATAATTCACAGTTGTGGAATAATGGAACTGATGCCGGTAAGGAACTAGCAAGAAAGCAGAAACGCAAGTTGACATACATTTCCAACATCTATGTTGTGAAAGATCCTGCAAATCCTGAGAACGAGGGTAAGACATTCTTGTTCAAGTATGGTAAGAAAATCTTTGACAAACTCACCGCAGCAATGCAACCTGAGTTCGAGGATGAAGAAGCAATCGATCCATTCGATTTCTGGCAGGGTGCTAACTTTAAATTGAAAGCTAAGAATGTTGCTGGATACCGTAATTATGATTCAAGTGAGTTTGCTGCTGTATCACCATTATTAGATGATGATGATGCAATGGAAGCGATTTGGAAGAAGGAAGCATCTCTTTCAGAGTTTGTTGCTCCTACTCAGTTCAAAACTTACGATGAACTTAAAGTTCGTTTAGAGTATGTTCTTGGTAAGAGAGGTGCAAGACCAGTCGCTCAAGATATAGAAGTTGAGGATGAAGAGTTTGAAACAACTCCTGCAGCTAGAGAAACAGTATCTTCTGTAGCATCATCTTCAAGTGAGATCGAAGATGACGACACATTGTCGTATTTCCAAAAACTTGCTGAAGATTAGAATACAGGGAGGGCGACCTCCCTTTTTTTATGGCATTGATATATTTAAGTTTTCTGTCTGAACTGTAGTATCATTTACAAATTGCGATGACTTCCCGTATATCATTATATCTCTGAAATCATTTAAAAACTCTTGTAGGAATTCATTTTTTAAAACAAAGATAAATCTTTTATCCTCATTTAGTTTTGTTTCGTGTTCATAATTACTAACACCAGTTCTTACATTCGTCCCTGATTTTGTTTGATATGATGATAACACATTGTCATAATATTTAACTGTAAAATCAGCATTAACAACTTTACCTTTAGGAAGAATTAAATGACCTTCACTATCTCTGATTTCTTTTGTAACGTAATATCTTACATCATTTAAATTACTTCCATATTTGTTTTCTGAATAATTAAAAATTTCAGAGGGATTTAATGGCCATTCATCACGTATATTTACGATACCTGCACAGGTGACAACCACCCAATCTAGTTCAGCAGATCCATATAAATCCTCTGCCACGTTATCAGGTCTGTGACCCATAGGAATCTCATACTTATTAAATAATGTTAAAGTATTTTGAAGATCCTCTCTTAACTTAACTCTACGAAAAAAGTTTTTTACTTGAATAAACTCAAGAGATGAATTTTTATCACTCAAAAATGAAGGGTAATTTATATTTGGTAATTCTCTAAAATAAGCCATTAGAATCCTACTCCATCTGCAAAGTCATAATCAACATCGTATATTGGTTCAAGTTCTTTGAATGATAAATCCATAGTCATCGATATTGGTGTTGCATCATCATAAGTTGCATAAACACCTTCACCCGTATAGTTAACAGATATATTTGTTAAGAAACATTGTTTAAATTTATGTAAGAATGGATGTTCACCTGCTCCTTTTTTATATCGTAGTTCAAATACACTTGG